ATTTTGAAAGAGAAACAAGAGAATGCTCCAGTTGCAGCGTCTGCTCCTTGGTATAGCGGAACTCCTCTTTTCTCTCATCCCAGAATTCCATTTCCGGAATCGTGATTCGGAGCATCTCTTATCCTCCATTTCCTTCGTTGTCAGTTTGTCGCCGCAGGCTGTGCAGGGGCGCTGACCATCTGCTTCGGCAGCACCTGGTTGATAAAAGCCGCGGCCTTGTCCGCGTCGGTCGCCAGGGACATAAACAGCTCGGAGTAAGCCTCCGTCTGTGCAAAAGCCTCCGCAATCTCCTTGGACTTCATCAGCCGCTTACCGTCGGGAGACTTTTCGCCGTATGCCTTCAGGATGAATTCCTTGAATACGGTGACCAGCGTCGGCGTATCCTGCGCAGAAATGATCTTGCGGATCATCTCGGTATATCCGCCGGTGGTGCCAAGCTCCATTTCCATGACCTCGGCCTTGTTCAGATTGAAATAAAAGTCCTCTGTGCGGACCACATTGTTGTAATCAGTGTAAGTGATAGGGTATTTCAGCATAGTGGGTTTCTCCTTTCAAAAGTAAAAAGTTGGGGAGCCGCCCGCCAAACGGAATACGACTCCCCGGTTTTCATAATTCAGTGCATCAGGCAACGTTCAGAAGCTGCGCAATCTCATCAGGCAGAGGCAGACGAGGCTCGGTTTCGGTGTCGCCGAACAGGATCTTCTCCAGCTCGGCCAGCTTCGTGGGGTCGGCCTTGGTGGAGTCGATGGTCAGGGAAGCGGTAGGCTTGTGGCCGGTGACATTGACCGGGGTGGTGCTCAGCTCCCAGCTGAAGGTGATGGCTTCGGGGTCCTCGTTGATGGTGTTATACGCCTTTTCGGACGGAGCGGCGGTTGCGCCGTAGATCAGATGCAGCTTATAGCCGTGCTCATTGCCGTCAACATCGTTGCCGATGACCGTGCGGTAGACCATGCCGAAGACCTTGCGGTTCTGCTGGCCGATGGTCGCACCCTTCACCAGTTCAACGCTGCCGTCGCACTCGGCGAATTCATCGGGATAAGTGTAAGCCTCAACTGTAGCGCCGAACTTCTCCGCGCCCACCAGACCGAGGTACTTCATGTTGTCGGCATAGATGTCGTTGACGTCCGCACCGGAGGGGCTTTCGGTGACGGCGGTCAGACCGTTCCACGCGACGCCCTTGGAATAAACGCCGCCGGTCTGAATGGGATAAAGAACGCCGTGGTCAACGCCCGTTTCATACAGACGCTTGCCGGACTGGTCCCAAACAAGTTTACTCATAATTTAGATCCTCCTTAATAGTAGAGTGTGAATACATCATGGTTCAGATTGTCCTGCTCATAGTGCCGGTTAAACTGACAGGTGGGCAGGGAAGCGATCTTTTCGATCAGCTCACTATCGGGGTTTGCATCGATCGCAATGACCTGATAGCGCCGGTTGGAAAGATACACCCCGTCATCGGCGTGCTTGTTCTCGATATAGTCGAGATTGTAGACGATGGCGGGGTATCTCATTTTTACCGATTCGGGAGGCTGGAAATAGACATGCCGTGAACCAAGAAGTCCGCACAGCAGCTCATGCAGCTCAAGTCGCCTGTTTGCCATTGTAAACACCTCCCAGTGTCAGGATCAGCCGCGGATACTGGACTTCCACCTTGCTGATCTTCCATTTGGCGCCCATAAACGCAACATACCGCATGGAGTGGAAATTCGCATTGGCATACGGGTCTGCCACAATGCTGATCTCATTGGCAACATTGATGTCGTCGTTCAGATCGCCGGAGTCCTGAAGCCGGCGCATATTCCGTGTCAGATCACCGTAGTAGCTTTGCTCCGTAATCTCCTCGGTCCATACACCCGGGGCGGTCTCCTTCGTCACGGCATAGCCGATCACGCCATAAAACTTCGCCATTTTGAATTTCCCTCCGATCTGCCGGTATTAGACGTTGCTATCCGTCTGAGAAGAGCTGTCGCCGGAGGAAGCCTTGGTAACATCCTCTTCCAGTGCGATAGCGGAATATACACGGGTCAGCGCGCCGCTGATGCGGGTCTCGATCAGATACTTCTCCTGGTTGAAGTCGATGTCGAACTGGTTGAAGCGGGTGATCTCGCCGCCCTTGGTCGCGCCGATCTGGTAGTCGTCCATGTTGACGAAGATGCCCAGCAGCTTCTTGGTCTTGGGAGAAACATCCTTGGTGGTGCGGGTGCGGCCCTCGAACTGCTCGGCGGTATAGATGTTGCCGACGTTCAGCGCGGCAGCCAGATCGCTCTTAGAGTCATAGATGCGGCGGCCATTCATATCACGGGCCAGCAGCATAATGTTCAGCAGGTGCGGCGTGCAGTAGAAGTCGGGAGTGCCGTGGCCCTTGTACTGCTCACGGGAATACAGAGCTGCGGTGATAATGGCCTCGGCATAGATGTAGTTGGTGCCGAAGCTTGCGCCAGTGTTGCTGCCCTGAAGCTCGGCCTTGGCGGCGGCAAAGTCCACGTCCGTGTGGATGGTGTAGAGCTCGTCGTCATGCCAGATAGAGCGGATGTGCTCCTCGCTGATCTTGGCCTCATCGCCATCCTCACGGCCGTCGCCGATCATGATAGCGGTGGCGATCTCTTCGTTCAGGTTGGAGCGCATGATGCCGTACTGATACTCAACCACATCGAAATCGGTGATGTCGACGATGTCATCACGGTTCAGCGCATCCTTGCGATACACCGTCTGCGGGTCGGTGGTACGCTTGAGCAGCTTCACGTTGGGGGCGACCGCCTTCTTCTTGGTCTTCTGATAGCCGCTGCCGCGAACGGTCACATCGCGGGCATCTGTCTGGCGGGTGCGGATACGGCTGATGGGGCTCTTATGAGCCTTACTCATCACAACGTCCACCCAGCCCTGATCGCGCAGCAGCACCTCGGGCGCGCCGGGGTAAACGTCCTTGTAATCGGGGAACAGGGTGTCAATGTCGTCGATGCCATGCGCCAGTTCCTTATTTTCCTCGGCATACATGGAAATGGCGTTCTGGAGCGTGCCGACGCTCTTGTTCTTGGCAAGACCGATGATGCTGGCCTGATCGGAATGGCTCAGCTCAAAGGACTGGTTGTTGCCGGTCTGGTCGAAAATGTTCTTCTTCATAGAATTGTCTCCTCCTTCAAGATCGGAATGTTTTGCGGACTTGTCGTCCTCGTTGGTTTTGGCAGCATCTTCGAGAGCCTGTCCCATCAGGGCATAGACCACAGTCTTCTGCTCTTCGGTAAAGGTCTCGAACACATCAGCCAGAGTTTTGTTGTCCTCGGCCTTCTGATCCTCTTTCTCGTCCTCGGACTTCTTCTTACCGTCGTCGGCGTGATAAAGGCTAATCTCCTCTCCGGTATAAATAATGGCCTCTTCCTCGTTCTCCTGCCCATGACACATGACAGAGTCGATGTAGGCGCCGGGGTTTGCTCCGGCCAGCACAAGACTGACCTCTCTGATCGCGCCGTGCAGAACATTCGCCCCCTGCTGCTTGAGCTGGTTGGCATAAATACTCAGCGCGGATACGTCGCCGTGCTCCACAAGAAGCTTGGCGTTGCGGCCGGATTCCGTTTCGTTGAATGTGCAGTAGGCGTAAACGCCGTCCTCACGGTTCTCCAGCAGCGCATGGCCCAGAACATTCATTGCGTCGTTGTGCTGATGGTTCCATACCAGCGGGACCGTCTGCCCGTCATTGCTCTTGAATGCGTCCTTGCGGATCGTGCGTCCATCGGAGCATTTCAGATCGTTACGGGTAGCCCAGCCACTGAAATCGTACCTCATTTTGAATTTCCTCCTTCAGTTTGGTTGTTGTCGGTCGTTTCTTCAGTCGGCGCTTTCGCGGCTTCACTTCCGTTCGCTTCGCTCACATTTCTGTTCCGTAGCTCGTCTGCCTTGGGGTCTGCGGACGGTTTCAGACCGATGATCTGGCGCATCTCATTGGGCGACAGGATCTCGTTTCTGGTAAATTTGTCCGCAATCTCGGCCAGCTCGGATACCGGGACCAGCTTGAACGGATCTCTAAAGAATGCGATCGACTGGAACTGCGACCGGGCAGTTTTGGTGAGAAACTTTCGTTTCATTTCGTCAGCGATGGCTGATACGAAGGGCTCG